TATCTAGAGCCTGATGAAACTAAAGGTGGACATGGAGAAGATGGAGTTTACAAATCTGAAAATACACCAGGCATAAAAGTAGATTTAGAACCTGGAGATATGTTAGTTTACTCTGGATGCATATTAGAACATTGGAGAGAAAAATTCGAGGGAGATAACTGTGCTCAAGTGTTTTTGCATTATAATAATATAGAAACTCAAGGTGAAATTAATAAATATGATGGTAGACAACATTTAGGTTTACCTAAGGATTTCACATAGTAAAAGTATATTGCAACTGGGTGGTTTAATATGGTATAAGATCCTGTCAAAATAGGATTATTATGCTACAAAAGATAGGATTTCAGCCAGGATTCAATAAACAAATTACAGAAACTACAGCCGAAGGACAATGGGTTGATGGTGATAATGTAAGGTTTAGATATGGCACACCTGAGAAAATAGGTGGTTGGGCACAGTTAGGTGAAGATAAACTGACTGGTGCAGCAAGAGCCTTGTTTCATCTAGTTAATAAATCAGGTAACAAATTTGCAATCATAGGAACTAACAGAATTTTATACGCTTATACAGGTGGTGTTTTCTACGACATACACCCTATCAAAACTACAACTACATTAACAAATGCTTTTACCACAACAAATGGTTCTACATCTGTCACTATAACATTTAGTGGAGATCATGGAGCCTCAGCTAACGATATTATATTATTAGATAATTTTTCCACTATTACAAATTCTAATTATACAGCTTCTGATTTTGATGATAAAAAATTTATGGTTACATCTGTGCCATCATCTACAACTTTAACAATCACAATGCCATCAGCAGAGACAGGTTCAGGTGCCACAACATCTGGTGGTATAAGAATTCAACATTATTATCCAGTTGGTCCTGCAGAACAATTACCAGGATTTGGTTGGGGACTTGGTCAATATGGTGGAACAGTATCTGGTGAAGCAACAACAACTTTAAATGGTGCTTTGTTAGATGACACAGCAGGTACAGGTGGATCTGGAACATCTATCACGTTAACCGATGCCTCTCAGTTTCCAAGTGCAGGAACCAACTTTATACAAGTCGGTAATGAAGAAATATCTTATACAGGTAGAACTGGTAACACATTAACAGGAATTACAAGAGCAGTTAGAAACTCAACTAGATCAGCACACTCTGATGGTGCAACAGTTACTAATAGTTCTGATTACATCGCATGGGGTGAAGCTGCATCAGGAGACTTAGTAATTGATCCAGGGTTATGGAGCATTGATGGTTTTGGTACAAAGGTTATAGCGTTGATACACAATGCAGAAGTTTTTGAATGGGATTCAGATGCTGCCAATGCAACAAACAATAGAGCAACGATCATATCTGGTGCACCAACAGCTTCAAGAGACATGTTAGTATCTACACCAGATAGACACTTAGTATTTTTTGGAACTGAAACAACTATTGGTGATACATCAACACAAGACGAAATGTTTATAAGATTCTCAGATCAAGAGGACATTAATACTTATACACCTACAGCAACTAACACAGCTGGTACACAAAGATTAGCTGACGGATCTAAAATTGTAGGTGCAGTTAGAGGTAGAGATGCGATCTATGTTTGGACAGACACATCATTATTTACAATGCGTTTTGTCGGAGCACCTTTTACTTTTGGTTTTTCACAAGTTGGTACAAACTGTGGATTAATTGGACAGAATGCTGCAATTGAAGTTGATGGTGCAGCATATTGGTTTTCTGAAAATGGATTTTTTAAATACTCTGGTAATTTAGAATCATTGATTTGTTTAGTAGAAGACTTTGTGTTTAATGATTTAAATACCACGGCATCACAATTAATTAACGTTGGACTAAACAACTTGTTCGGTGAAATTACTTGGTTTTATTGCACAGAGAGTTCAACAGTTATTAATAGATGTGTAACTTACAATTATTTTGATTCTAGTCCACAAAGACCTGTATGGACTACAGGAACTTTATCGAGAGGTACATGGCAAGATTCATCAGTATTTGGTTTACCACACGCAACTTCTTACGATGCAGATAGCAATAATTCATACGATGTTGTTGGTAATACAGATGGTTGCACAATTTATTACGAACATGAAAAAGGTACTGATCAAATTGCAGAAGGAACTACTACAGCAATTACTTCTAACATTGAATCTGGAGACTTTGATATTACACAACAAAGAAGTGCATTGGGTCAATCATCAGGAGTTGCAACATTTAGAGGAGATGGTGAATTTATTATGAAGATTAGAAGATTTGTGCCTGACTTTATATCGCAAACAGGAAATACACAGATAACTCTACAATTACGTAATTATCCAAACGATAGTTATTCAAGCTCGTCATTAGGACCCTTTACAATTAGCTCATCTACTAGTAAAGTAGATACTCGTGCAAGAGCTAGAGCTGTATCTTTAAAGATAGCAAATACAGCTGCTTCTCAAAGTTGGAAACTTGGCACGTTTAGATTAGACATACAACCGGATGGTAGAAGATAATGGCAAGAGAAACAGATATTATAGCTTTACAATTACAAAAATTATTAAGACCTTTTGAAAATCAATCAGGAATTGTAGGAACAAATACAGGTAATAACATGATAAATAATATTCCTCTTATAAATACCTCAGACATACTTAATCAATACAATGTTCCTGGTTTACAAACCAGTGATGTATTTAATCAAGAAATTAAAGAACAAAATTTACCAAATACTACTAATACATTTAATCCTGGATCTTTACAAAGTATATTTCCTACAAATGTTCAAACAGGCATTACTGCATCATCAGCAGCAATTCCTTTTAAGCAAGATCCTATAGCTATTGCACAAGGCTTTACTCGAAATACACCAAGCGATCAAGGAACAAACTTTCAATTTCTTCCATCAGCTAATGAAGCTGATGAAACTGATGAGGTAAAAGAAACTAAAACTGGTATCGCTAAACTGTTTGATTTTCTTACTAATTTTATACCAGGTGTGGGTCTTTTAAAAAGATTAGGTGACGTCCCTGGTGGTATCAGAAGTTTAAATCAAAGATTACGTAATACAGATTTTGGTAGATCTAGAACTTTAGCTGATTATTTAGAAAAAAGAAGAAGAAGAAAAGAAACTAACTTTCTTGGAAGTGGTGATTCTCAAGGAGATATAATTACATATGATCCGTCTAAAGTAAGAGAACGAAAAAGAATTATGAGTATACAGCCAACGTCTCAAGATAAAGCTAGAGGACAAATACCTAGTCGAACAACTAGCGCACCTAAAAAATCTACTTCTCAAAACGCAATGGCAGCAGATCGAGCAAGATCACGAAACGAAGCTAGAACTGCTAGTAGAGTAAGTGGCGGAAGAACAAGAGCGTACGGTTTATAATGGCAAAGATAGTTCAAGTATTAACAAGACCTAGTAAAGAATATTCTCAACAAGTTGCTGATGCGCAAGTTAGAGATTTAGATGCTGTAATAGAAAAATTAAATACAACGTTTCAACAAGAATTAAAAGATGAGGTAGAAGCACAAAACTTCTTTTTAAATTAATGGCAAATACTTTTTTAAATGCAAAGTCAGATCTGACTACTACAAACTTAACCACTGTATATACAGTGCCATCTGCAACAACTGCTGTTATAAAGTCAATACTAATATCTGATGATTCAGGTTCAGGAACTACAATTGATGTAACTTTAGTTGATGCATCAAGCAACATATTTAGTTTGTTCAAAGCTAAAGCTGTAGGAGCAAACACCACAGTAGAATTATTAACCCAACCTTTAATATTACAAGAAAGCGAGGCTTTAAAAGTACAAGCTGCTGATGCCAATGAATTACATGTAGTGGCATCTATATTGGAGGTAAAACCTAGAGAGGTAGTAACGTAATGCAAGTAATAAAACCAGCAAAAGTAGAAACAACATATAGACACAAACAAACTGGTGAGCTTTTTAAGAACAGAAAAGATTGGGAAGCTAAAGGTTATAAGAATGAAGACATGGCTCAAGACGTAAACGTTGTGATGCCTAGTCTTGATTTATTCGGAAAAACGAAATAAGATAAGGAACTATGCCAATTTCTAGAATGCAACAACCAAGACAATTATACGGATTAGGAAGTTTAGTTAAATCTGTCACTAAAGGTATTAAAGGCGCTGTTAAAGGTATTACTGGTGCGGTCAAAAAGAATCCTTTACTTGCCGCAGCTGCTTTAAACTTTGCACCTATGTTATTACCTGGTGGTAAACCTTTTTTTGGTTTAGGCCTAACTAAAGGTAAATTTGGATTAGATGCTTTGGGATTAAAAAAAGGCGCTGATTTAGCAAACACTGCAAAAGTATTTGCTGGTGGTTCTTTATTAGGTGGTCTTTTAAATGCAGCAGAAGAGGAGGGAGATCCTGAAGGTATAACTAGAGATGTGGAAGCATTAAGAACTAAATTAACCAACGCATATAGAAATCAAAAAACGT